AAAGATACAGTTACTACAGACCATTCCTTCGGAAGCGAAGATGTTTTCGTCAGGGTAGATGTAGTGGGCGCCTTGCGCTCCGACTCCTTGGTCAAACTTTCCGAAGACGTCAACAACATCCTCGAGGTCTTCGTAGATTTGGTTTTGCAGGGGCGTTATGGGGTAAATGGTTTCGATGTCTCGGATTTCATCCATAACGGACCTTTCGTCGTTGTTGAAGTCTTCCATGATGGCCTTCGCTCTGCTGAAACCGGGGTCTCCACCCCAAAGCGCCCAAGCGATTCGGCCGTTGCTGGGGAATCCGTCTTCTCCTGGGCTGAATCCTTCCGCTTTTTTGTCGACTTCGTGACGGTCGAAGAACGCTTTGACTCTTCGCCAAGTGTTGATGGGGAGGTCTTTGCGGTTGACGATGTCTCTGGCGCGCGCGATACCGATGGACGTTCCGCCTCGGCCAAACTCTCGTCGCCAGTCCAAACCACGCTGAGCCTCTTCAACCATGCCATCGGTCGGAGGGTACGAGTCAGCAGCTCTTGGTTCGTCAGTTCGTTTTGGACGTCGAGGTTTCTTGGTGTGATAAGAGTTCTCACCATATTCGGCGATATTGAGGGCCGTCAGTTGATCCTCTGCCTCGGATTCGGTGATGTGACAACCCAAGACTTCACCGGTCTCTGATTTGACCACGGCGTAGCCATCGCAACCTTCAGCCTCATCCGTCACTTCATATGGCATTGGTTTCGCCATCTGTCGGCGCTTGGAGCTGCACAGAGAAGACGCCTGTGTGTTGAAGGACTGTGGAGTCGCCTGTGGTGATGAACTTGGTGACTGTCGAAGGTTCGAAGCCGGCTTCGACGAGCTGCCGCATAGAAGAGGCTTGGGTGGCTCGGATGTCGGCTTCGTCTTTGCGGTCTTCCTGAAGGAACATGATTTGCGATTGGTCGAAGGAAAGTTCCGCTGGCGTCCCGACTGGCAAAGCCAAGATTCGTTCCATTGATGCACACAAGTTCTGGGCGGTAGGTGTGAACCAAGCGTCAGACCACATTCGACGGGTTTGGGAGTAGTTGCCGGCGTTGAGAGCCGAACCGGCCAAACCTTCGGAAATGCCGAGAACAGTTGCTGGGACTCTCGATCGGAGGGCGATGCGGGTTTCGTCGACACCCTGAGTGTTTTTGAGGTCTAACTGTTGCAGGTTGGATCCGGCGACAGTGACATCAGCGCCTCCACCCAGAATGAGGGTTTTGTAGGCGTTGGCTGAGCCTTCGTGGCGTTGGTTGATAACGCCAGCCATGTCGGTCGCCTGCTGCTGGGTGGTGTGTGGGTCGAGGGTGACGATGAGTTGCGGGGTTGCAGCGTTGGCGAAGAACTTGGATTTGAACTCTGTGGCCTGACGGTCTGTGGTGATTTCGGAAAGGACCGAACCAATCCATGACTGACCACGCCACCAATGCATTGGGTCCGGTTCCGGCTTCCAATGAGCAACCTGTGATGGGGCGAGGAAGACGGGTGGTGTTTGTGATGAGATGCCACCCGGCTGGTAGGAGTAGCCGGCGAGTTCAGTGTCGAGCTGTGCGGTCGGGTCGACATCAGATTCGTAGGAACCATAAACAACGGTCACCCAGTCGGGGCGAAGAAGGCGGAGTTGGCCGCCATTGCGATAGAAGAAGGCGTTGCCGGCGAGGCTGTTGTGCTGCTCGGCACAGTAAAGAATCTCGGCTCGAGTCAGATCACCAGGACGCTCGAGGACACTGAGTTCAGTGTTTCCGAAGAGCCGACCGTTTTCGCCTTGGAGCAGTGACTTCCATTGAAAGCGAAGTTGGGAGATGAGCAACGCGCGCGCTGTGATGGCAGCTGCTACGACTCCGGACTGGTTGTAGATGCCTTGGACATAGCCCGGGAAGTTCGCTGAGACGGCTGTGCCTGGTGCGCGCAATGGCGACGAGATGCCTTGGTAGGTGTTTCCGTTGAAGGAGAACATGGCGAGGACATCTTCGAAAGTGAGTCCGTTGGCGTAGGAGCGTTCTGGTTCACTGGCATTTCGGAGGCGGTCTAGAAGTCTCATTCAACATCCTTGAGGAGGCCGGCGATTATGAGGGCGACACCTGGGACACATAAAGCAAGCCAGGGGAGTGGGGAAAGTGCCAGACCGATTGTCAAAGAGACAATGCCAACGATGACAGACAGCAGAGCGGTTTTCATGCGAGAAGAGCGAACGGGGCGACTGGCTGTTCGGGGGGCATTTTGGCGACCTCGTCGTAGGAGAGGATTGCGGCTACTAAACCGTCAATCTTGGCATCAATCGTGGGCTTGACAATGGCTGGCAGATCAGACCTGCCTTTCGACTTTGTCAACAATGCATTCAACGCATAATCGCGCAGTTCTGGCGAACCGTCATGGGTGAAAGATTGTTCGTCGATTGCCTCCAAGAATCTATCAATAGCCGGACCCATGCGAGTAGGTCTGTTTGTCAACACTTCAACGACGACAGGTTCACCGAATCGTTCGCCAAACTCTTTTTCCCATGAGTCAATCTCTTCACGCCAGCCAGGAGGGTCGCAGGCGAAGCGGCGAACCTCGAACTGTTCGCGTAGTTCCGTGACTTTCTCTCGGATCTCTTCTCGAGGGACTCGATAGTCACGGCCGGCGAACTCTGGACGCTTCCAAGCGTTGATGAGGAACAAATGTGGCTTCTCAGTCAGCACCCAGCCGACGAGGACAGTGTCGTCGGCGTGTTCGCCACGGTCGGAGCCGTCGAATCCGATGGCAATGAACTCTCCGCCAAGCGGATTGAGGTTTGGAGCTGCCAGCGCGTCCCATTTCTCCGGATCTATGGCGCGTTGGTCACCCTTCCAGCGGAGATTGTGGAAGTAGCGGGCGTTTTCGGCTTTGACGGACCCTGGCGCTCGGATTTCGTGTTCGATCATGCCAGCAAGGTCCATCCAATCCGCTGCCGGCCCATAAGCTTCCTTCAGAGAGGCCAGTTGGGCGACATCGTCGTCCCAATTCGACTCTGTCATGACGCCTTCCCGGTGATGCCAGCAGAAACCAAAGGATCTTTTCTGCTGCTCCATCAGTTTCTCCGCCTCGTCATACAAATCCTCGGCGACGGAATGCTGACCAGGTTGAAACATGGTGGTCGTCGCCAACATCCACGGCTGAGCAATCTTCCGCTTCCGAGTGTTTCGCCGAACCATGGCGTGCATCTGCCGCAACTCTGGCAAATAGTAAAGATGCGGTTCGTCAACAATAGCGAAGGACTCTTTGCCACCATCTTTAGAAGCAGCGCCGGCGCTTGACGGGCGAACCTCACCCAAACGGCCACCCTTGCCGATAAGGGTTCGGGTGTATCCGATGTCGAGCTGTGAGAAACCCCATTCCGAGGGGAACAGTTCGCGCGCGTGCTCGAGCATGGCTTGAACATTGCCGTAGGTGTTGCCAGTTTGGTTTTCTTCTGTGGCAAGCGGCCTGATGAACGGATAGGTGACAGGTTTTCCCACTGGATCTCCGTTGGCATCCCAACCGTCAAAGCGAACGGGTCCGAGGAGTTCAGCACAAACCATCGCTCCGGCGAACTCAGACTTGGCGCGTCCCTTTGGCATGGAGATCCCGAAGTAGGAGACGACTCGTCGGCCTTCCTGCTCATGGCCTTTCGGGAACAGTCGGTAGCAGTCAAGGATGATCTGGCAGAACTCTTCATCCCAGACAAGGGGTTCGCCTTGGATGTCTCCTGGTCCGTGACAAAGATACTTTTCTGTCCAGTCGATGATCTGCCAGCCAAGGGTCGGCCATTCGGTGGGGGCTACGAGTCGGGTGAGTGGCATGGAAGTCCTAGGCCAGATTGGTTCGGCGGGTTTGGCGGCGTTCAGCGATCTCATCCTGAACAGCAGCGGTCGGGGTTTCAGTGGCGGCCTTTGCTGGCAGCTGCGCCCATCGTAGGTCTTGACGGCCTTTCGGGGTGATCCCATACCGATCCAGTAGAGGCATGATCTTCGTGACGTCGATCAGCTCGAGCATGACTTTGTCATACAACACGACCAGCAGTTCGAGTCCTGGCACATCTTCCTTCGAGTAGAAGCAAGCCCACCAGGAGTTCATCCATGTCTTCCACGCGCGCTGGCCGTGGGCGGAAAGTCCCTTTGGGCAGGGTGGGACTTTGCCGTGTTGCCAGCCTTCGTTTTCGGCGAGCTGCCATTTGAAGACGGTTTCACGCTGGTCGGCTTTGCCTGGTGGTTGGGGTTTGGAGCCTGGTGGCATTGGCGTCTCGATTCGCTAGAAGTTTTCCACAGAAGGAGTTTTCCACAGGTGTTTTCTTATCCACACCCGGTCTTTTCGGTTATTCACATTTCCACAGGGTTGGTCTCAGACTTTTCCACAGACTCGGGTTGTCCACAGACTTGTCCACATATCCACAGGTTGTCCACAGATTTGGGACCCTGTAAGCACAGCGAGAAGGGGGGCGCAGGGGTTGTGGCGCCCCCATCGACCCCGTTGTCCACAGGCCCCTCCCCCTTACCCACAGGGTTGGGGATAACCCTGTGGATGTTGGTTGGGGATAAAGGTTGTGGATAACGTCGCTGATGGGGGCGTTGGGGGTGTGGGTGTGGTTGTGGATAACCCTTAGGTGTTGGTTGGTGGGGTGGGGGGGGTGGCTCTGGCCCTGTCGTGGGTGGCTGCTTTGCTGCTGTTGCATTGTCGACACAAGACTCCGAGGTCGTGGTCGACGACTAGGTCGGTGGCGGGGTGGGGGGGTCTGCCTGGATAGTTGGGCATGGTCCAGCCTGGG